GGCACCGATAGTGACAATGGTCGAGTCTGATCCGCCGACCGTCACATCGTAGGCGATGTATTGCGAGTTGGCGATCGAAGCACCAGCAGGTGCGAAGGAGATGCGATAGGTCGCGGCCGCACTGTCGCGGTTGGCAATGACGATCGAAGAGACGACCGCCTCTGTTGCCGATGGGACAGTGTAGAGATCAACCTGCGTCGCTGAGGTTGCGACTGCGGCTTGTCCGAGGATTTTATATGCGATTGCCATTTCTTTCTTATGCTCCCATCAAGAGGAAAACGGTTGGAGTTGCATCGGTAACGCCTGCGCTCACGGTTGCCCATGATGCCGAGGTGCCGTCGGTGGTGAGGTATTTGCCAGCATTACCCGACTGGCTCGGGAGAGCATCAACGGTCGCCCATGAGGATGAGGTGCCATTGGTCGTCAAGAACTTGCCCGACTGACCTGATTGTGATGGCACGACATAGACCGAGGCAGTGTCAAGGTTCAAAGTGACCGAGCCGGATGAACCGCCTCCGGTCAAACCTGTGCCTGCGTTGACGGCTTCGATGTCGCCGGCAACGGTCGCCCACGATGAGGATGTTCCATCGGTGGTCAAGAACTTGCCGGCCTGGCCCGCCTGTGCCGGCACCACATAGACTGAGGCAGTGTCAAGGTTCAGTGTGACTGAACCAGACGATCCGCCACCCGTCAGTCCGGTTCCGGCGACGACGGCTTCGATGTCACCGGCGACGATTGCCGACCAACTGGAGCCGTCATATTTCTCGACTGCGTTGGTGTCCTTCAGGTAGGAGATCATCCCTTCGGCAACTACACCGGAGAGTGCAGTTGTGCGAGCGGTGGCATTGTCGAAGACCATCACCGCCTGTTCCATCAGGTAGGTGTCCACCTGCGTCGCGGTGAGGATGTCACCATCAACGAAGTTCTTGTAACCGGCTCCTGCCATTGTCTATCTCTCTTTCAGTAGGCCAAGACGCTTGTGCCAAGGATTCCCGCTACGGAGGACCCAAGGATAAATCCATCGATCAAAGGTTCCGAAGTGGTGAAGGTCGTGAACCACGAGTTCGGAGTGATGTCGTGCTGAACACCGAAGACTTGCAAGGTCTTGGTGATTGTCGATCCGCCGGGTTGGGTGTTGATGATTTGCACCGGCGAGAAGAAGTCTAAGGTCAAGGCCGCCGTCACGCCGGCGTCATAGTTCGGCGTCAGAAGGTCAAGGGTGATGGCATCGATGCGGATGTCGGTCTTGGCTCGGCTTGCAATGTAAGCCCGGGCAAGGGAACCGACTTCGGCATCGGTCTGATTGAGCAGATTCTCCTTGGTGATGGTGTGTGGGAAGTAGGTGTCAATCGAGGGTTGATCAATGACCTGCACCATTGAGCCACCGATGCGCTTGAAGTTCGCCACATTGAACACGAGTTTGTCATCGAAGGCCAGGCGCAACCCGGCATAGTTGATGTTCGCGCCTTGATCGAAGACGGTCGGCGTTCCAGCGATTGTCTCGTAGGCGTCGGTTCGTTCGCGGAAAATAACATCACCACCGGCCGACATATAAAGACCGCCGAACTCGGAGAACTCGACATCCTTGAGAGCAGAAAGAACCGATCGAAGGGTGCCGGGATCGTTCTGCATCATCGAATCGCCGGTGTCGATGCTTCGCTGACCTGTCGGAAAGCCAATCTCATCAAGAATCTGATTGACTCGCGTTCCACTGGCGTCCCCGGCGCTTGCGCCACTGACGGTCGTGACGGCGGACTTGTTGAAGAGGTTGAAAGCGTCCGAGGCGATGATGTCCACATAGGCGATCTCTTCGTTCTGTGGGAAGGTGTAGCGATATTCGCTCGTATAGCCTGAGAAGAGATAGTGGAGCGTGCCGTTGTATTCCGCCGAGATGCGAATCTTGCGAAGCGGTTGGAGAAGTCCATAAAAGGGCGAGGAAGTGTTCTGCGGATTCCAAGCGCCTGTTTCATCAAGAACACGCACGGTGCAGGTTCCGGCGTTGAATTGATCCTGAATCAAGTCACGACCGCGATTGATTTTGATGCTCGTGGTGCTATCAGTGAGATCGACGACGAGGGCCGCCGACGCCGCCAAGACATTGACGCCAAGGATGCCGTTCTCTGGGTCGCCAAGGGTGAGAGGCAACCCGAAGACAGGACCGGAGGAGAAGTCAAAGGCGACCTTGATCGTGGCAGGAAGCGTCATAGAGCAATGTTTCCAGTCGTGCGATACCACCCGGTCGAATAACCGATTCCGGAAGCCTCGACGACGGCGTTGACGACTTCCTTCTTCGTCTCATCCGAGAGTCCGCCGGTGCCGGTGACATTGACGGTCACATTTGAAGTGCGTGTGTTTTCACGGATGATGTCATCAATATTTCCACCAAAGATGTCTGCAAGTTCCGCACGAGTAACTCCCTCAAGACGAGTTCCAGCAAAGGGATCACCTGATGGAATGGATGGCACTGATGGAATTACTGGAACAGGGACAACTGTTCCGGTTGATGGTGTTGTTGTGGATGGTGGAACTTGAACAATATTTGAAGGAACACCTGGAATGTTTGGAATTGGAGTCTGACCAAGCGCTCGATAATAGTTGTTCAAAGCAGTAATCGCTGCATTCCATCCTTGGGCCGCATCATTACCTGGGTTATCCCATCCTTCAGGAAGTGGTGCATTGGTAACATAGGCAAGATACTTGATGACGGCCTGCTCTGTCTCCCCCCATTTCTTTGCAAGCAAAGAGACTTCGGCAGGTGAGACTTGTCGATCATTGATGACTGAAAGAATGTCGGCGTAACGAGCGGCTAGAAGATTGACTCCTGCCTGTTGCTCATAGAACTTCTGCATTGCCTGCCAGCGTTGAGTCTCAAGGGTTGCACCTTCTTTGACCAAGTTGAGACGAGCGGCTTCGAGCGAAATGGGATCGGTCGTGCTGACATTGGTGATGCCGAACTCCGCAAGTTTGGCCTTATTGATGGCTTGCAAAGTTTCAAGACGCTTCTGTTCTTCGGCATTGGCTTTCTTCGCCGCGCCATTTGCTGCATTAGTGAAGTTGAAAATGTCCTTTGTTTGCTTGGCAGTTGCTTTCGCCTTGCCTTCGACCCGTGCCATGTGTTCGCGCAAGTTGCCGGCGCTCTTCGAAGTCTTCTCGGTCGCATCGTTCATCTTGTTGAGAGCGCCCAAGGCGATGCCGGTGGCGGCCGTGAATGCCACGATCGCGGCGCCTGCGGCCAGGAGGCTCGCTCCGCCGGTGGCGGCTGCGGTGGCGACGGCGGCGGTGCCTGCGGCGGCTGCCTGCTTGATGAAGGCGCCACGCAGAAGATTGACGGCGGCGACCATCGCAGTGATGCCGGCGTAGACCTTAGCGCCGACGAAGATGCCGAAGAGAAGAGCGCCGAAGTTCTTGATGACCTGAAGGTTGTCGGCGATAAATCCAAAGAGTCGAGCGATGGCTTTGCCGGCTTTGATGGAGTTATCAATCACCGACTGAAGGCTTGACGCGACTTGATCCTTGTTCTCGCGCACCCAGGCTTCAAGCGCTGGAAGAATCTCCTCACGGATGAAAACCGCAAGGTTCTGAAGGACTGGAATAAGGGAGTAGCCAAGTTCCTCGATGATTTCGCCATAGGTCAACTGCAACCCACGCAACTGACCGGCGAAGGAGTTTGCTGAGGTCGCGCCTGCTCCGGCGAAGGTCGATGCGAGCGCTTGCATCGCACCGTTGAAATCTTTGGTCTTGACGATGTTCTCTTCTAGTGGAACACCGAGACGACGAAGTGCGCCAAGGTTGCCTTGATAGGCCTTGACGATTGCCTGAGTAACGGAAGCCAAATCCTTGCCCGTGCCGGCCGCAACATCGATGGCGATGTTCTGCAAGGCTTGAGCCTCTGCCAAGTCGCCCGTGACTGCCGCAAGAGCCGCAAGGCTCGGACGCAAGTCGTCATCGGCGATGGCGAACTGGCGTTGCATGGCGGAGATGTAGGCCTCGGTCGCTGCGATGCCTTCATCGGTAGCGCCGACAGTATTGCGAAGAGCGTTGGCAAGGAGAAGTTGTGACTTCTGATCTTCCATCGCGGCTTGAACGGCATCCTTGCCAATCTTGACTGCGAAGGCGGCTGCGGCGGTTCCAGCGACGGCGAAGGCTTTGAAGACACGCTTCGAGAAATCATCAAACTGCTTGCCGAGTTTGGTGATGTCGCGTTGCGCTGCCTTTGATCCCTTATCGGAATACTGGGTGATAATCCGCGCAATAATTGAGCCGACGGCCACTCTTATCTCCCTGCTTGATCGAGGCGTGATTGGAGAAGCCTGTTGGCTTGTTCCTGCGCCTTGCGAACTGCCTGCACTATCTTGTCGCGGTCACGATCGACGACTCGCCAAACGAGACGGCTTGCCTTCCCCCATCGATGAAGTTGTCGAATGAAGGATTGACCGCGTGGGCCGTTACCTCGAGAGCGCCGACCGGCGACTTCGAAGATGGCACCGGCAGGACTCTTATTGACGAGCGCACCGGCGCTGGTGGTGTAGTCAGAGCGAACACGGCCCTGCGCTCGTGACTTCTGGATTCCTTGCTTGATGTTGCCAGGAACCCAAGGTGGAAAACCTGCTCCTCCGCGTGTTGTCGTCTTTGGGCGGACAGGGCCGTAAGTCGTGACCCATCCACGCATCGGAGCGTTAGAGACATCATTGCCGACGAAGTCGATGATTCGCCGTGCATCACGCTCGGCGCTCGCAAGTTCATCGTTGATGACCTTGTTGAATCTACGAAGCGCCGTCTTGTCGTATTCCCTGAGAGCCTTGATGGTCTTCTCAAGTCCTACGATGACGACGCCATCACTACTTTCCGCCATTGCGTCTCTTCTCGCGTTCTTTCAAGTAGGCGAGAATCGCCTCCAAGATTCCGGGCGGTGCATCGAGCAACGCGATCGGACTGATTCCCAACTCCACAGAGAGTTGCGCAACCGTGAAGGTTAGCGACTCTCTGTGGATTCGAAAGAAGGGTCAGACACCAACTCAACGGTCACGATGGAATCTAAGAACTCCGGACCGAATGGCTTGACGATGTGTCCGTTTGCCTTGAGTGCTTCCCACCCGAGCCAGTAGATGTGTTCCAATCTCTGATCCTCGGCGAGTAGTTTCGCAAGGCCTTTGTTGAACTTCTGCTCAAAGGCGACGATGATGCGAGGTGAGAGAGGATAGACCTTCTCGATTTCGCCTTCCTTCAGAACGACTTTGATGGATAGTCCATTCATTGTTTTCCCCCTAGATGATTGATTTGGTTATGACTCCCGAGATCGGGAAGGTAACAGGAACCGTCGCAAGGCTTCCGATGGAACCCGATATGGGTCGCCATTCAGAAATCAATGCTTGGAAACTGTAAGCGGGATTCGTGGCGGAGGTTGTCGTGTTCACCGGCTTGACGACACAAGCAGTGCGTGTGCCGAGAAGCGGATAAATCGTCGCCTCCACCGAACCCGAGGCGAAGTCTTGGTGGAACTCGAAGGTCACTTGGTTGTCGGCAAGACCGGCAATCCTTGTTCTCGCAGTGCTACCGAGTGCCGTTGTGTCGATGATTTCATAGGAAGTTTCCAATGAAACCGCCGCCACATGATCCGACAAGTCCGTTCCACCGACTGAGACATAACAGTTCGTCAGAACGAGTCGAGGCATGTGGTAGTGCTACGCCTTCGTGATTGCGCCTGAAATCGGCCAGGTCACTGAAGCGGTTGCCAACTCACCGACGGTGCCGGAAAGTGGTGTCCACTCAGAGACGAGAGCGGTGCAGGTGTATTGCGGATTTGTTGCGCTTGATGCCGCAGAGGTTGGGCGAACAACAACAGAAGTCGTGCTACCGATGAGCGGGTAGACGGTCGCCTCGACTGCGCCAGAAGCGAAGTCCTGATGGAACTCAAGGGTGATTGAGTTGTCTTGGAGTCCGGCAACGCGAGTCCGAGCGCCGGAAGTTGAGAAGCCAGTGGTGTCCACGACTTCACGGGTTGAGTTGAGAGTGACGCTTGCGATGTATTGGCTCAGATCAACTGAGTTGACGGTCACATAGGCGTCGGTAAGGACAATGCGTGCCATTACTTGATGACTCCTTCTTGAGAGGGTTTGATGGGCGTTGCTTTCACTTCGATGTGACCAGCAGTGATGAGAGCATCAATGTTGGCACCTGCTCGAAGCAAATCTTTGACGGTGAGTGTTTCACCTTTGACTGCACCGCAAACAGTAAGGTGCGAGATGACTGTGTATTCCATAAGTTATCCCCAGATCGAGATTCGGTATCGGTAGGACAAGAGCATGATTCCGGCGGATTCGTATTGACCGGACTCGGCGCTAAGAACGCGAAGAGTGCTACACGCACCGCCGAGTGTCTTGTCGCCTTCGATGGCGGCTTTGACGGAACCGGCGCCTGTGCCTGCAAGGTAGGCGTCTAACTTGTCCTGGCCGGATCGAACATCCATGCGCTGAACGAGCAGATAAACCTCGACCGTTGCAAGATCAAGACCGCGAGCGTTGTCGATGTCGAAGTTCATGTCCAACTGACCGACAATCGCTGCTGGCGGTTGAGGATTCTCGGGGATGGTGTCAAAGACGCGAAGACCGGAGATTGTCTGAAGTCTGGTCTTGAGTCCATCGCGGACTTGACTTGGAATCATCGCGCCGCAGTCACCTTTCTCATCGGACGCAGTAGCGCCTCGACATCGGCATCAAGTCGGCTCAGAAGTCTGACGGTGCCGATGTCCGGGCTTCCTGCGATCCCGAAGGGCGACTGTCGGCGGTTGAAGAGGCGAGAGGCTTGGATGATGCACGCAGAGTTGACTTCGGCAGGAACCGCATTCCATCCCCAGACGCCCGTGATCTTGACGGACTGCGGAAGGTTTGCCGGGAAGATATAGGAGCCAATCGCCAGGATGCGGTTGTAAGGCCATCCTCGACGCGGATTGTTGACCGGCTCAACGAACCAGTCGGTCGAATCCCATACCGTGTCCCAGGTCTGATTGAAATTGTCGTCGGTTGCAAGTTGCGTGATGGATACGAAGTCGTCGGTGTAGAGAGTCCAGATGTCGTTCGGCGTGTAATAGCGAACAACCGGCGCCTGCGTTGTGCCATCTTTCCAGAAGAAGCGGTTGGTGTAGTCATCAATCATGCGAGAGGTCGAAGTGATGGCGGCTTCCAATGGAGCATCATCGACCGCGTCAGTGATTGCGAGTGCGGCCTTCAGTTCGCTGAGGGTGCAGTAGCCGTTCGTTATTGCCACGCTGAATCCTTTTCTTCGGTCGTTCGAGATGGGCGCGTTCTAAGTCAGGTTCGATGGAAGCCGTCTCTTGACGGCAAAAGAGTCGTTTCAGTCTTTCCATGCTAGGTGATGTTCTTCTCGGAGCCAGTAATTCTTGTAATGAGGAAGGTTGATTTCAGTGTTCACATAGATCGGGAATCCCAGTTGACGGATTCGACGCGAGAAGAGCAAGTCCTCGGAAATCCACTTTCCGTTGATTGGTCCATCCCAGAACCAGCACCAGTCGGTGCCTTGATTCGGGTCGGCAACCTCGCGGAACTTCTCAAGGACGCTTCGATGAATCAACATGCATCCAGTTCCGCAGGCATCAATCTCAAAGACAGAGTTGCGGTCGTATTTATAGAGAGGCAAGAAACCTTCAGGCGCATCTTGGAAGATAGCGGGAACGGGCTTGTAATACATGTCATTCGGTGATCCGAAGGCGGCAAAGACGAGAGCAGAAACGACTGGGCGCTCTGTTTCGTGAGCCGTAGCGCAGAGAAGATCGAAGTTCGCCACGCTCAAGATTTCATCGGCGTCCATAATCAGAAGCCAGTCTGAATCGGTCGAATCAAGGAAATGCTTGATGACCTGATTGCGCAACTTACTGAGAAGTCCGGAACCTTTCACTCGAACGAAAGGTCCGAGTTTGTCTGACCTTGTTCGCGCCAACTGAATCATCTGATACGCGAACTCGCCGTTGACTTGTCCGGGATCGCAGATGCCAAACGAGACTTTGTGACTTGATTTCATTGGTTCCCCCGAACCTTAGAGTGTGTGGCCGACAATGTCGGGGGAGGCCATCGCCGGCCACACAATGAGCGACTTCTAGTTGAAGAACTAGAAGGTTGGAGCGGTCAAGCCGGTGCCTGAGATGATCGAGGCTGCCTTGGCGTAACGCTCTGCGGTGAACGCTGCGTAGCCATAGATGACGGTCTTGATGGTGAGGTTGCCAGGCGCAGTCGCATCGAAGCGAAGCGAGAATGGCGAACCTGGTTGCTCCCAGAGGTGCATCTCACGAGCGTCAACGAGATAAATCTCATCTTGGTTCGTGCCGGTGCCGTAGGTGGTGCCAACATTGGCATCGGTGATGATCGGAAGACCGAGCAACTGATAACCGGAGTTAGCGTATTGAGCCGCACCTGCGCCAGTGGAGACTGCGTTCATTGGACCGCCAGCAGTCGGAACGACGAGTGGACGGTTCGATGAATCAACACCAGCGAGCAAGAATGCGAGTCGGCGTGGGTGCATGATCCAGTGTGTCGGGGTTGTGAACACATTGGACTGAACTTGCTGCAACGCGTCTGCCAACTTTGGATAAAGAAGGGCGACTGTTGGAGCAGTTGAGGTGAAGGTAACTGCGTTTCCACCTGCGTTGCGGATTCCCTTGAACTGGCCGTTGTTGCCTGTTCCGTTGAGAACCTGTGCATCGAGAGTGGTGTGATAGGAGCGGACAAGGTCTGCAACGACGAACTGATCGATGCCAGTTCCTCGCTCGATTGCTTGACGGCTGAGGTCTTGCTGACCTGCGATGGTGCGAACATTCACCGTGAGGAGGGTGTCATCTGCGTCAGTCTCAGAGACGGCAGTGTTCTGTGTCTCTTGGACTGCGGTTGAGGTTCCAGTTGTCATGCGGGAGATGTTGAGGGTCATGCCAGCAGGAGGAAGTGTCATCTTGTTGGTTGCGAAGTCTGCCGTAGGCCTTCCCGCTCGAGCGAGAGGAGCCGCCAAATCTATGAGATATTGGGGAACGACAAGACCAGCGAAATTGCCAGTGTCGACATCGCGTCGCTCAACTGACTCTTCCTTCATGTGACGGGAAAGACGCTCTG